CTCGAGATAGCCGAGGCAGGCGCCCTCGGAGTCGCCCTTCACCTCGAACCATTCTCGGGTCATCTCCGAGACGGGCAAGTCGACGATGCGTCGGCCGATGCCGTTCCCGCGGAAGATCCCCTCGAGCTGCGCCGGATCGAGAATCGTCGGCGTTCCGAAGTAGCTCCGGGTGCGCTGATCTTTGCCGAGCACGCCGAGGCCGGTGATGGCGTTCACGATGCCGTCGGCCTTCACTGCGTGCTGATCCGTTCGGGGTCGTCGAGCCATTGTGGCGGTTCCTCGCTTTATCTCTGAATTAACACGTCGAGGTCGTAGGTATCGGAACGCGGAGCGAAGGCATACATCAGGGCGTCCGCTCGATCGGGCGAGGAGATGCCTCGCTTTTTCGCGTCTTCTTTCCGCTCGATCTGGATTTGACCACGGGAGGTGTACTTGTACTTGAGCGAGGCGAGTTGTGCTGCGAGTTCTTCATCCTCGGGATCAATATCGATGGCCCCCGAGCGGAAGCGCTCACGCACCGCCCACCAAAGCTCAGCGCGTTTGTTCGCGTATCGCTCCGGGTCCCCACTCATCGTAGGCTCGGATGCGCCCTCGCCCACATTCACGGGAACGACAGGATATCCAAGTTCACGCAAGCGGTCGGTAACGCCGCCACCAAGCGCAACGTCGTCCACCTTGATTGCGGAGACTCCCTGATCCCGAGTAGCCGCAACCACTCGTCCCGTCGTCTCCATCGTATCCTCTTTCGATGTGACGCTTATGAGCCGCACGCGGGGCCCTCGACGATGTGCGATGACTGTCTCATCATCTCCGAATCGAGCGACATCGACACCAAGTTCCGATGGGTCGCCCTCCGGCAAGTCGCGCGCCTGCGCCGCCTCGATCCATGCGAGCGAGATGAGCGTATCGGAGCCTTGCTGGGGGAATTGGCCGACTACGCGAGCATCCCAAAGCGGCGAGGATTCGCCCCATCGCTGATGCTTGTCAGCAACCCACGCCGGCGTGACGAGAGCCGGGATCGGAAGCCTCGATCCGTTGACCTTCTCGGCCCAGGTCCGCGAGCGGATGTCGTCCAGCGTCACCCCGAAGCGAGTAAAGTTCGGCGTATCAAAGACTGAGACGTGTAGCTTCTTCGTGGCGGCGGACTTGAACTCTCGCGCAAAGTCACCGGATGGCTCGGTCGGGTTCCCGATCATGAGCAATCGGCAAGACGCCGAAGAAAGCAACCCCTCGATTGCGGGCCAGAGCGCCGGATCGATACCGCTTGCCTCATCCACGACGGCGAGTAGGTGCTCGGCATGTATCCCCTGCAGAGCATCTGGGTCGTCCGTCGCGAAACCCAGCGCAAACCATCGGTCCTCCAAATCCAGGCGTTTCAGAAGGCACGTTCCCCCGAGCGCGATCTTCGCTCCGTGATATGCCTTTCGCAATTCGGCCCAGAGAACCTTCTCGACCTGCCGATCGGTCGGCGCAGTAGTCATCACGATCGAGCCCGGAAATGCGAACAAGTACCAGAGCGCGACTCGGGCCGCGATCCAGCTCTTGCCGATGCCATGACCGGAGCGAACCGCGACTCGCCCGTTATCGCGGACGGCCTCGAGAATCTCGATTTGCTTTTGCCACGGCTCATCGCCGAGGCATTCGCGCACGAACCATGCCGGATCGGATTGGATACGGTGAAAGAGGGTGATTTCTTGGGCCGTAGCTTCAGGCATTACGAGCTTCCTGCAGCCCGTTTGACGAGATCCGCAAGGGTCGACCTGGCTTTGTCTCCAAGCTCGTGCTCGAAGCGCTCGCGAAATTTCTCTGGACGCCCGCCCTTCAGCATGAAAATCGCCGCCGTGTCGCTATACTCTCGAATCGTTCCGACGAGTTGGCCCTGCTGGTAGACGGGCTTTTCGACTCCATGGACCGCTCGCTCGAAGAGACTCTTCTCGAGTTCATCGAGATTATCTTCCTTCGCCTGATCCCATTCGCTGGCAAATTTCTTGTCCTCACTGCGCCATTGGTAAGCGGTACGCCTCGCGATTCCGGCGACATGGGCAGCATGAAACACGGTGCCCTTAGAACGTAGTTCCTTGATAAATAGCGCCTTTTTACTTGCGCGATTGAGCATTGATCTCATCGCCTAGGTTACCCCTCGCGCCCTCGAATTTCCAGAATCCTCACGGCGCCCACTGCCTGAGCTCCTGAAGCTCCGCGCGCATTGGGCTGATCCTCGGCCAGTGGGCCAGGTACTCCGCGAGCTCCGCCACATTTCGCAGCCGCTTCCCCGCCATGATCGGCCCGTGATGCTCGAGGGCTTCTTGAGTTCCCCAGGCGCCGCAAGCCCGACACAGCACTTCGAGTTCGCTCGTCGTCGTGCAGATCGTGCAGCCGAGCGGGCGATGGCACTTCCAGCAATCGCCCCACGACTTTGCGAATCCCCCAGTTGGCCTGCCGTTTAAGTCCAGGAGGCGCCGATCATGCTCCCCTCGAGCGAACTGCTCTCGCCGGTTGAAGGCGATTCTCGTGCCGGGGCACGTCGTTTCGGCCGCTGTTTCGCTAGCAGCGCCGAGCCTGGCCCTGGTCGTCATAGCGTCCCTCGAGGATCTTCACGGCGTTCTTGTCGTTTTCGATCAGCCAATCCAGGTTAATTTTCCACGCATGGTTGCCGCTGCCGAATAGGAAGCTCGACCGGGTGATTCGGGTGAAGAGCTCGTCCCACCAGGCAAACGTCGGGTGTTCCCGGATCCGCGCCCGGAGCTTTCCTACTCGACTATTCGTCATTTCTCGAATGTCGGCGGCCCCTCTCGGAACGCAGATGCGTCGCCATGCTTCGATGATTTCTGGAATCGTTACCTCCGGTCGCCGCGCTGGCGTCCTGTTCGGCGGAGCCGAAAGGACAAGAGGCGTAGCCTCTAAGTCCTTCACTGAATGCACATAAGGCTGGAGTGACACCGTGTGACAGGTTGTGACGTTTTGGTCACGATTCGTGACTTTTTGTTCGGTATCCGCTGGTGTCGAGTCACAATTCGTGACTAACTCGGCCTGCCGGGCCAAATCGCGCCGTCGAGCCCGTGACTCCTGCTGCCTGACTCTATCGCTCTGTTTTGCCTCCTGCGCCTCAATGTACTTCGGCCAGAGAAGGAGGTCGCCCCGCTTCTCGATCGTCCCACGGCTGAGCAGCTCGGCCACCCCCGCCTCGAGGAATGGGATGGGCCATTTCGGCAGGTGCGCATGGATCGCCTCGGCCGGCGACAGCCCCTCGAGCTCGAATAGGCCCGCGCGGTCCATTAGACGCAGCAGTTGCGGTTCCAAAGCCTGTGCCTCGAAGCCGAGCACCTTGAAGCCCGTCGTGTGGCGCCGATAATACCGCACGTAAGATTCATTGTCGAAATCCACCCCTAGCGTCCCCGGCTCACCGCCTCGCCTTTCGGCAACCACGCCATCGCCCCCGTCGCGCGCAGGAATGCCAGTATAGTCTCACCGCGAAAGTTGCGGTTGCCTCGTTCCAGGTCCGACACATGGACTATAGACACACCCATGCGCTCTGCCACCTGCTTCAGCGTGAGATTCGCTCGGCGACGGATCTCACGGGCAGTCGCCCCGTCGAGCAGCACACCGTAGCCCGCACAGCCCGTGCATTGCTTCATCGTGGGCTCACCACGTCGTCACCTGCGCCGCGCACATGGCGAAGCTCAGCAGGCCGGCGATCCAGAAGGCGCGGGTGAGGTTCACGATTTCTCCAGCGTCGCGGCGAGGGCGCGGACCGTTGCTTCGTCTCGCGTTTGTTGCAAACACGCATGACAAACGTAGTCGCTGGATTCATCACAGACGCGACAGTGTTCCGGGGGAGCGATATCTTTCGCCGCCATCTCCAGCGCTTCTTTGACGGCGCGGCGGCAGGCTTCTTTCGCCGCTGCGTGAGAATAGGAGACGAACTCGTTGCCGCGTGGAAAATGGCGCTCGATGATCTCGTCAATCGTCATGGCTTCCCCTCCACGGCCTCGACGAGGGCGCTGACTTCAGATGGACAACGATCAGAACCGAGATTCTCCCTCACTCGCTTCAGCGCCTCGTGCTGCGCCCGGGCGAGGGTGATGAGCGCCTCGATCTGGTTGCGGGCGGCGGCGATGAAGGCGGCGTCTTTGGCCTCAATTGGACTCGTATCATACATGTAATCTCGATCACCCGGCTTAGCTTTGGGTGCGAATGCGAGATGGTGATATGGTCGTTGTTGATTTGCGCAGTCCCGCCACGGCCCCGGCGTCGCCGCCTTCGCCTTGGCTTCGAGGTCTGCGAGTTGATCGAGCGTCGGGTAGTTCATTTCAGTAACCTTCTGGCGGCTTTGGCGGTGAAGGTTCACCTTCGTCCCAACGAGCATCCCAATAGGAGCAAAGACAGAAATACAGACCTGAGATTATACTGCGCCAGCGAGGCAGACGAACGTCGCAAGTCTTTCTATGCGGAGGGTGGCGACACGCGGGACAACGAGACGGGTAGGTCATTTCCCCTCCTCGGCGAGCGCGGCGCGGGCACGCTCCCCCTCCCTGAGGGCGGCACGGGCCTGGACATAGGCATTCAA